CGCAGCGATACAACTCGCCGTGGCCTCGATGATGGGTGACCGGTCCCATGCGTCTGAGGCCGTCGAGAGGATGCACGAAAATGAGAAGGGCTGGGTCGATGCCATCGAGGATGCCATCGCTCGGGGTGAGGAGCTTGCGCACACCGTTGGTCCGCTCGTACAGGCGTCGCAGCAGGCATACGACAGTCCGCAGAACCCGATGTGGTTCGTGGTCACTGGTGACGCTGCGAAGTCCGCGCGCAACGGTCTGAAGGGCAAGTCCATCTTCGACATCAAGACCGACATGCTTGTCCGACTCACAGACAAGGAGTCTGTCGCGGCGGAGCGCGCTCGAAGTGGTGACCTCGTTGTAGCCCTGTCCGTCCTGCAGCAGGCCATCATCTTCTCGCACCGAGCACTCCCCATGTCGGCCGAGGCCGAGAAACGCGGAGACGTCATCGTCGCGTCGCGCGGTGTCTTCCGTATCCGGAAACAGGACGTGGTCTCTCTTGATAGGGCAGTCGCAAAAAGCATCACGTCAGCGCGCGACGAGGGCGTTACGCCAGTACCAGTCGTCGACATGATGACGCTGCTCAAGTCCATGCACGACCGCCACCTTGCGGGGCTGCGTGAAGTGGTCAAGGGCATTCACGAGCGCAAGGCCTCCACGCCCGGAGCGCGCTGATGTTCTGGTCGCTCGCCGACTCCGCCCGCCTTGCTTGGGGTATCCGCGATCACTACGACGCGTTGGCCTGGAGCATCGCCGGAGAGCGCGCGCACCTAACCGAATCCAGGCGCAAGGAACTGGAGTTGCGCGGCGCCCTGAAGGGCAAACCTGAGACTCCGCTCTTTCTTTGGCTCGCGTTGGCCGCGGGTGTGGCAGGGGTAGTTGACGAAGAGAGTCGAACTAAGCAGGCATCGTGGTCGAGCGCGAAATGGAAGACGTCGGCGCACGAACTATCTGGGTCAGCGGTACTAACGGCCATCGCGAACAACGCAGCGGAGAGGCTCGCACTCGAGACACGGATGCTAGGCGAGGTGGCTGCGCGGGATATCATCGGCGCATCAACGTCAAGCCTGAAGTACAAGATGCCAGGAGAGGACAAGTCCACGCGCCTCGATGCGGTACTCACGGCGCTCACAGCAACTCAGACGCTGCCCGAGATGTACAAGCAGACTGAGCACCTCGAGAAGCTCCTCAGTCAGAGTTGGCTACAGCGCGCAGATGTCATCACGCAGTCGACATGGAACGAGGGGCAGATCATCTCCATCGAAGAGAAGGCGGATGACGGCGACATGATCGCCCGCGTCCCAGAACCCGACGCATGTAGCAAGTGCATCGAGTTGTTTGTCTCTCCACTCGGGACGCTGAACCTCTTTTCGGCGACGCAACTGTTGCGTGACGCACATACGACCGAAGGACAGATGGCCGCGTCGTCGAGCCCTGTGCATCCACACTGTAGGTGCTGGGTGCTGCACGTTCCAAAGGGCTACTACGCCACCCGCGACGGTGGTATCGTCAAAGACGAGACGGGCAACGCGCCGGGCGTTCCCTTGGGAGACGACGATGGACAGTAACGAACTCTTCTTCTCACTCGGTCGGGTCGGGATCATTGACACGGTCGATGTTGCTTTGGCGCTCGTCAAGGACGCGAAGGGCGGAAGCAAGATGCGCGGCGCCATCGAGGGAATCGCCACAGCCGAGTCACAGGACCAGGACGGCGATGAGGTCGACCAGGACGGTGCAGACTTCTCGTACGCGAAGGAGTACGGGTTCTTCACGCAGGGTCACTATCGCGAAGCGGACGGCGTCATCGGGGAGATCGAGAGCATCGAGAAGACAACGATCAAGGACCCGAAGACCGGAAACGACGTACGCGCCACTCGCGTGTCCGGGTTCTTGTACCTGCACAAGAAGATCGCCGCAGAGACCTATGAGACGATGCTCGCGATGAAGGCCGCCAACTCTTCGCGACAGGTCGGCATGTCGATCGAGGGTCGTGGCCGTCGAGACCCGAACAATCGCAAGCGGATCGTCAAGTCGCTCGTACACAACATCGCGATAACGCCTCACCCCGCCCACCCACTCGCGCGCGCCGGCGCCTTGCAGATGATCGCCAAATCGGTGGCCGCGTCCGAGGCGTACAACTTGGCATGGGGCGAGTTCTCGAAATCGCTCGAGCCAGACGTCCCGGTTCCAGTCCAACAGAATCGACCCGTCAAGCTTGTATCCAAAGACGACATCGATCGCACGTTGAGGTTAGCTCAGCCTCACGCAACAGACCTTGAGCGGAGCAAGATGGTAGATATCCTGTTTCGTTTGACAAATATCTAACTGTATTGACGCTCACCAGGGGCGTGTGTACGGTCGACTTGCAAGCGTCGGAATGAGCCGGCGACACTGAACCAGACGAGGACAAGATGAACATCAAGCTCAAGGCAGCCCTTCTCGCCGCAGGAATCGAAGGTCTCGACGAGGCCAAGGCTGAGGAGATCGCCAAGCAGTTCGCCGAGGTTGGCGCGGTTGAAGTCGACCAGCTCGTCACGCTGGCCAAGTCGCTGCGTGATCTCTCGGCCCCGTCGGTCGATGCCGCGGTGCACGCCACCGAAGACAGCGAAATCGCCAAGGGCCTGAACAAGGTCGGCGACGGTTTCGAGGCGTTTGCCAAGTCGCAAGGTGATGCGTTCAAGGCGCTCACCGACGGCGTCGCACTCATCTCCGAGCGCGTGGTCGAGTTGACGGCCGACATCAAGGCCCTCAAGGCCGGCGACGCCGAGAAGACCGCGGAACTCACCAAGAGTCTCGACGGACTCAAGGACCACATCAACGCGCCGCGCCCCACGAAGTCGGTCGAGTCGGTCCTTCCGACCGAAGGCGACAAGGCTGCTGCAGCGGCTGCTGCGGCGGGCAAGCCCGAGCTTCCCGTTCTTCGTGAGCGCATCGTCAAGCACTGCACGGAGATCGCGATCAATCCCGCGACGACCCCGGGTGCGCGCTACACGGCCCAGCAGAAGCTGAGCGAGACCCTTGCGGGCGGAGACGCCTTCGCCATCGCCAAGGGTCTTGGGATCTCGGTCGAGAAGTAACCACCGGTTGAACGTCAACTACGGGAGACCGAAAGTCGACCGAGAGATAGGGGGAAAGGAAGATGTACGACACGATGAGCACCTTCGGCTTCCAGCCCGGTGACGAAATCAGCGCCAAGGAGCTGATGGCGTTCAACGAGGCGATTCGCAAGTCGACCTACGCCGGCTACCAGACCCCTGCGGTCACGACCGGTGGTGACAATGGGCCGATGAGCCCTGGTATCCCGCAGTCGATCGACGCGCAGATCGTGCCCCTGTCGTACGGCAAGGAGCAGCTCGTCTTCTTCCTCGAACTCGTCCAGAAGGACGTGACGCAGATGGTCCACGAGGCCGCGCGTCTGAAGAGGTACGGTCGCCGGTTGCCGAGCTTTGTCGGAGAGGGCCTGACGAACTCGGTCAACGTCGTCGAGATGGACCGCGTGAGCTTCAAGGTTCGGTTCATGAACGTGATGCGCGAGGTCTCGAACGCCCTCGCCGCCATCCGTCTCCTGGCCCCGAACGCCAGCGCCATCGCGGCGGACAACGACGCGGCGACGCTCGAGCTGCTCTACGACGCGGAGAAGGCGGTACTCTTTGGAGACAACGCCATCGACCCGCTGAGTTTTGACGGCGTCATCACGCAGATCGAGCGCATGGAGACCTTCGAGGGCCAGAAGAACTTCTCGAGCCTGAACGGCGCGACGCCCGACCCGGACATCTTCCGGGCCATCCTGACGAAGCTCTACATGCCCCCGTTCTACGGCTACACGAAGTGCATCTACGTCGCGCCCGACGTGCATGCCAAGTTCCATGAGATCGCGACCGCGTACCAGCGCGGCTCGAACCTCCTCACCGGCGCCCCGATCTTCTTCGGCGCGGCGGGCGAGATTCTCATCAGTTACCCGGGCGGCGCGCCGGTCCGTGTCAAGGCGGTTCCGTTCCTCTCGAACGCGGAAGACACCTGCGACGGCACGGGCACGGCGTTCGGAACGACCGTCGCGCAGCCGACGTGGAACGTGCCGCCGGCGTCCGTCGTTCTCGGTGGCGGCGAGACCTCGGGGTGGGCGGCGGCCAATGCGGGCGACTACAAGTACTACGTCATCGGCCAAACGAGCGGCGGCTTGTCTCAGGACTCGGCGCTCTCGGACGCAGTCACCGTGGTGAAGAACCAGAAGGTGACGATGACCATCAACTCGACCAACGGGTGCGTGTACAAGGTCTACCGCTCGGCCAAGGGCGTGTTCACGGGCCAGTTCCAGTACGCTGGCTCGGTCCGTGCGACGGGCCCCACGGTCGTGTTCACGGACTTCAACCGGAGCTTCCTGAGCGCGACCCAGAACTCGATCAGGCCCGGCACGACCAAGGTCCTGTTCTCGACGCTTGACCCGGAGCACTACTACTTCGGCAAGTTGCTCGACCTCTTCCGTATGGAGTTGCCGAGCCTGAACGTGACCCGCCGGTTCTCGACGAACCTGTGGGGCATGCCGGTGGTCAAGGCGCCGATGAAGCTCTGGGTTCTTCAGGACGTCGGCGGCGTCACACTCCCGAGCGGCTCGGTCTAGTGAACTAAGCCCCCTCCCAAATTCGGGAGGGGGCTTCGCTTCACCTGACACTGGAGGCTTCCCATGGTTCTCACGACTGACACCCAAACCCTGCTCGCCGCCCTCTCGGTCTCCGAGGCCCAGGAAGCCGACAACAACTTCCCCATCACGAAGAAGTACAAACTCTTCGAGACCCTGCAGGCGCTCGCGACGGGCCTCCTGTCGGTGTCCGAGACCGGGACCTACAAGGATCCGGTCGTGGTCGCTGGCACGATGCCCGACACGCCAGTCTACTCGGTCGGCACGGACGGATCACGCCTTCTGACGAACAGCGCCAACAAGAAGATCACTGTCGACGCGACTGACCTTCTCGTTGGCGAGCGTTTCCTCTGCACCGACAACACCGAGTTCGGCGGCTTCTGGGAAGTGGTCACGAAGGGCTCTGGCAGCGTCAAGTGGGTTGCCAAACGCCCCGCGGACTATGACTCGGATGCCGATGTTACCGAAGGCGCGCTCTGCGTCGTTCAGAACGGAACGTCTGCGAACAAGGTCTTCGAGCTCACGACCACGACCCCACTCGTCCTTGACACCGACGCCCAGCAGTGGGCTTTGGCCACGAGCGCCCCATCGCTCCACGCTACGACCCACGTCACGGGTGGAACCGACGTCATCGCCAACGCGATTGCGGGCGGTGCTGCGGGCCTGATGTCGGGTGCCGACAAGACAAAGCTCGATGGCATCTCCGCTGGCGCCAAGACGGACGTGGAGTCCGAGACCACGGTCAAGTCCAACGCTGTCGCGACGACGAACGTTGGTGTTGGCGACGCAGGCAAACTCTTCAAACTCGATGCTGCAGGCAAGGCCGCTGGTCGCGTTCTCGAAGTCGACGGTGCGAAGCTCGACAAACTCGGCCTCGTCAAGACGGCCAATGCTGCAGCGGGTGATCGCGTCACATCGACCGTCGCGGGCGCAACGGCCACGTTTGCGACGAAGAAGTCCTGGGTCGCCACGGCGCTCTTGGTGGACGACGAAATCAAGCTCACCGCGTTCGGCACGTTCCCGACAGGGGCCAACGGGGCGACGTTCTCGCTCCAGGTTCGGTTCGGTGGAACGGTGATTGGCACAGCGACCGGAACCCTCAACGTGGCCGACAACGACACGTGGTTCATTGAGGCCACGCTCAAGATCGTCTCCGCGACCACGTTCACCGGGTTCGCGAGGATCAAGAGCGGAGTCTCGGGTGCCGGTACGTACAATGACGTCTGGGGTGTGACGATCGACGGCGTGTGCAACGATATCGCCACGCTCGGTAATGACCTCGACATCCAAGCGATCCACGCCGGAGCAGACGGCGATACTTGCGACCTCAACGGGTTCTTCGTCGACGTTCAGTAACCAACTTCCCCCGTGACCGCACCGCGGGGCGGAGGGAACGATGGCGGTTGATCTCTACAAGGACATCCTGACCCCACTGTGGCTCAAGGAGACCTTCCTTCTGGGGATCGATCTACGCGACAACGACGGCGTCGAGTTCCCTGCCCGCATCTTCTCCGAGTCCATCCGACGTGCCGTTGGGCTTGTCGAGAAGGACTTCGGTATCGCCGTCGAGCCCCGTGTGATCGAGGGCGAAAGGCACTCGTTCGACTGGCGCAAGAAAGAGCGGTACTTCCCCTTCGCGCTCGACGTGTGTCCGCTCCTGCAACTCAACGAGATGCAGCTACAACTCGGGGCGTTTGACCCGGTCAACTTCCCTAAGGAGATGGCGCTCGTCACTTCGCTCGTAGGCGGGCGCATCAGTATCGTCCCGGCGCCCATCCCCATCTCGATGGGGCCGATGTCGGCGTCGACCGCGTTCTTCATGATCCCGAACGCCCCGACGCAAGAGTACATGCCGGGCTTTTTCCGTTTCGACTACGACGCTGGCATGGCCCTCTTTGATGGCCGTCAGAACGTCACGCCAGCGACGACGTGGCCTATCCAAGTCGACTTACCCTACGCGCTTGACGAGTCGAACTACGAACTCACGTTCATCGTTACCGCCGCCGACGATGACACGGACCGCACGATCGAGTTCGGGACTGTTCGGCGAACGCAAAGCTACTTCACCTTCGAGCCCGACCGAGACATGCAGGGCACGACCATGACGGTGCGCTGGATCCTATCGAGCCTCGGTGCCGACATGAAGGGCTACATCGGAAAGTACGCCTCCACCCTGGTGGCCGCGGTGGCCGGCGACTTGCTCGGCGGTCAAGGTATTGCGTCATCGAGCCAGAGCCAGGACAACGTATCGCAGGTCGTGGCCACCACGTCGTCTCCTGAGAACCACGGCTACTCGGCGCGTGTGCGTCAGTTCGAGCGCGAACTCAAGCGCGAGCGTGAGATCCTTCGGTCGTACTGGTCTGGACTCCGGACCTTCTACATCTAGGAGGACTCGACGTGCCGACCATGCTCCCATCGCGAAGGCCAGCAAAGCTTCGACCGATCGTTCAGCTCGACCCGGAGATGCTGCGCTCGGAGATCTTCACACGAGGCCTTCGGTGCTTGTGGGAGCAGTCCGCTGAGTGCCCGTGCACCGACGTGCTTGATACGAAGTCCTCGGCTTTCACCTATGGGCTTGGGTCGTCCGTCACGAGTGGACAGGCGCAAGAAGACTGCCCTATGTGCAATGGGCAGGGCTACTTCTACCACAGCTCGCAGGAAATCTATGCGCTCGTCACCGCGGCACACGGGGATATGGAGCGCTTCTCGGTCTACGGAGAGTACGCTCGCGCGATGGCGAGCTTCACAACGAACCCGGAGCACCAGCCGCAGTACCTGGACCGCTTCACGATCCTCGATACGTCGCTCGTTTTCAGAGACCATGCCACAAGGACCGCAAACGCCATCGAGAGCCTTCGATATCCGGTTGTGCGGCGCGAACACGATCTCGAGTGGGGCGTGACTCCTCGGGGCGTCCTGTACGCGCACAAGGCCGACGGTGCACGCCTCGGGGTCGTGGGCGGGGAGCTTGTCGAGACGGTTGACTTTGACGTCACGACCGACGGCAAGATCGATTGGACGAAGGGCGACATTTCGGGGTCTGCGCCAACGGTCGGTAATCGCTACACGATGACCTACTACTGCCACCCAGTCTATGTCGTGATGAGCTTCCCGCACTCCATCCGCGCAACGCAGACCAAGTACAAGCGACCGGACTTCATGGTCCAGTACCTCAGCGTCCAATCGGACGCGCGCCTAGAGTTCGTGGCGCCGGTCGTGCGCTGATGCAGAACCACACCCATGACGTAAACATCGAAAGCGGACTTGAGCGCGGCGTGATCAAGCAGATCATCGGCCAACTCGCGCAGCGTGTGGCGAAGGAGTGGCGCGACCGCGGTGTCGCACAGGCCAGAGGCGGAATCAAGGCCGCGTACGAGGCCGTGCTCGTGACCGAGGTGAGCGAGAACGGTTTCACGGTGTCGATGCGCAACAGCGAGATGCCGTCGCCTCTCGACGCGCTCGGACTGATGTACGAGACCGGTTTCGGTCCTGGCGGGTTCGACGTCACAAGTCCTTGGGATCTGCGGATGTTCCTCCTGCGCGGCGGAAAGACCGCGGTCAACGTTCCGTTTTCCAAGAGCCAGTCGACGATCGAGTCCATCAGCCCGCGCGCTGCGGCGATGTTGCCGAGCCTGCGCCCTGGTGCTCCGGACATGGGCTCAACGGCCGGGGCAAAGCGCATGCCGAGCGGCATGTCCGGCAAGCTCATGGAGCACCACGTTACGGACGCGACGGCGCAGCTCATCCGGATCAACAACCCAGGATCAGTCGACTCGTTTCGCTTGTGGCGCCGCGCGTCCATCTTCGGCAAGCCCTGGATCCGTAGCGGCATCACGCCTCTCAAGATCGCCGAGAACCTCTGCAAGGAGATCCCTCAGATGTTCCTCGACGTCGCGGCGGAGGGTAAGTAGATGTCCGCGCACCTCGACTTACACATCCTCGCGTCGCTCCAGAAGTTCTGGCCGGTCATCTTGGCCGACGCTGCGTTGTGGGACGCGTGTCACATCGGGATCGATTCGGCCGAGGCCGAGAAGACACGGACAAAGCTCGTGGCGCAGCCTCTCGTGTTCCGCGATAGGCTCGCGAAGGGCAAGGACGCGTTCCCAGTCGTGGTCGTGCAGCTTGATTCCGAGTCGCGCTACAAGGAGGCGCTCGGTAACCGCAAGCTTATCGAGGTACAGCAGACCGCCATCCTCGACATCTACGGCCAGACCGTGGACACGACCCGGTCCATTCACGTCGTCACGCGCGCCATCTTGCAGGAATGCCAGAAGCGCTTCCTCGAGGCCGGTTACGATGACTTCCGGTACTCGGGCGTCAGCTCCTTGTCGGACGTCCAGGAACTCGCCGCTGAGCAACTAGGCGTCTATCAGCGCCGCGTGCGCTACGAGGCCAAGGTCGCGCTCGAGATCCCAGACCTGCTTCCAGTCACGGCCGAGAAGCCCTGGATGGTGTTGGCCGAGGACATCACGGACGATGACGGCCATGTGGGCAAGGTGAAGTTGGGCCTGTAGGACTTTCGGGCCATGGAGCAGCGTGGTACGCTGTAGTCCGGTCTGGTGGAGGACGTGTCATGCCGAGTTCCATTTACGTCAACGGTCAGCGGGTCTACGTGCCGGGTCTGTACGGCAAGATCAACGCTTCGGCGCTTGCGGCCACCGGTTTGACCGTGGGCGGAATCGCGGTCGTGGGGTCCTTCCCGACGCTCGAGCACGCGGTGCCGAAGGTCTTCCAGACCGCGCGCCAAGTCGCCTCATGGGACGGCAACGACAAGGTCATGGCGCGTATTGCGCAGATGGCGTTCCAGCCTTCGAGCGATGACCGGGCGCCCGGCGGCGCGAACCCGCTCATCCTCGTCAACGCCCAGGAAAACACCCAGGCCTCGCGCACGCTCTACGATGCGACCGGTCTTGAGGCTCTCGTCATCAAGTCGAAGTATTGGGGTGTCAAAGGCAACCACGTCAACGTGCTGTCGGACACCAATACCCTGGACGCGACGCTTCAGGATTTCATCGTCAAGCTCGATGGGGAGACCGAGACCTTCAGTGCGCTCGGATCTGGGTCGATGATCTCGGCCGGGTACCAGTCACCCGTCGGGGATACCGCCCTATTGACCGATATGAAGCTGCAGGTCTCTCCACGCACGACGTTCGCGAAGTCCGGGACGCTCGCTGCGGGCGCGGCGACGATCGACATGTCGAAGGTCCTTCCGCTCAAGACGGGGACCATCACCGCGACGACAAGCGTGGACGCCACGCAACCTATCGAAGTCACGCTCAAGGGTTACGACGCTTACGGCAAGTACCAGCAGGAGACACTTCAATCGGTCGCTGTCGCAACACCGAAGTCGAGCGCGAAGAAGTGGTCATCTGTCTCGTCTGCAGACGTGGCTACCGCAGACAACGCGAGCACGGCTACCATTACGCTCTCCGGATCGTCCGCCCAGGCGCTTCGTATGGTGTGGGAGAAGACGATCGCGTACGTCGGCGCCACCACGTCGTTCCTGCCGGTCTCTCCATGGTCGCCGTCCGACAACATGAAGCTCAACTCGGGGCACATCACGATCGCGTTGACGGTCGCGGCGTCCGTTGGCAAGACGATCTCGTTCGTCTTCACTGGACGAGACCACACGAATGCGATGATGACGGAGACGGTGGACTTCGCCAACGCTGACGGTACCACCCCGAAATCGACAACCACAAAGTGGTCGTCCCTGACGTCCGTCACCTACACCGGCGACTCGACCGCCAACACGTCGATCACAATCTCGGGCGAGAGCTTCTACATCGACTTCACGGCAACAAAGACACTCAAGCAAGTGGCGGACGAGATCAACGTCGTCTCGGCTCTTGGGTACTTTGCGACGGTCGACAACGCGAAATCCGGAACGGTGCTCGCGCGTGAGTGCGACGAAGTGGCGCTCGGCACCACCTGCTTCACGTCAAGCGGCGCTTCGGTCCGCGCGGACCTGTGGGCCATCATCGACTTGCTGTCGGGCTCTGACTTCATCACGGTCTCTCGCGCCACGAACGCAGGAGCGCAGCCCGCCCCATACGGCGGTGGTGTGTTCTTGCTCGGCGGCACGGAGACCGTGGCGACGACGGACATGTACTCCGACGCGTTCGACTCGCTCCTGCCGCGCACCGACGTGCAGAAGGTCGTGGCCTTTGGCGACGACTCGTTCGATGCGTCCGAGACGCTCACGCTCGCGATGAACACCAAGATGGTGGCCTTCATCCGGTCGGCAGCCATCTTCGGGCACGAGTGCGCGGGCTACATCGCGTGGCCCTACCAGTCGAACAAGACCATCACCGACATCAAGGCCTTCATCAAGCAGGTGAACTCCCGATCGGTCTCGGTCGGCGCGCAGAAGCTCGTGTCGATCGACCCAGACGGCACGACCCAGACCCTCGAGTCGAAGTACCGTGCCCTCCAGATGGCCGCGATGAAGGTCGCGGTCGGTCTGTGCGAGCCCGTGACGGAGAAGCGTCCGACCGTGTCGGACGTCATTTCGGTCTGGACACCGTTCCTCGACGACAACGAGGTTATCCCGGCCGGTATCCAGGCGCTGACCTACGAGGAAGGTTGGAAGGAGTTGCGCGGCATCACGTCGTACCTCACGGACGACAACCCTGTGCTCTCCGAGTCGTCCTCGGTCGAGTCCTGTGACACCAGCATCCGGATGCTGCGCGCAGATCTGAAGAGCCTCGTTGGCCAGAAGAACACCATCACAGCGACAAAGCTCGCGGAGTTGGTGACGACCTCGCTCAAGAAGCAGGTCAAGGCCGGAGTCATCAAGGACTGGCGCAACGTCTCGGTCGACGACGAAGGCGACGTGTACAACATCGTATACGAGTGCGCGCCCGTCGAGCCCTTCAACTTCGCGAACGTCGAGCTTCGTGCTATTCGGTTCTAGGAGGTTCCCATGGCTCTCAAGCGTGCGGCATCTGGCGCGAGGTACACACTCGAGATCGACGGGCAGGAGGTCGGCTGGGCCGACTCCATCCGGTTCGCGACGGGCAAGACCTTGGCACGCGTTAAGGTGCTCGGCAACCTCCGGTCGGACGGCATCGAGGTCACGGACTTCTCGCCCGGTGGGACGATGGATGCGGTCTTCATTGCGGACACGTCGATCTTCAAGTACCTCGGCTCGGCCTCCGAACTTGGGTCGAACTTGCAGATCATCGAGTCGGCATCGAAGACCATCTACGTCAAGGACATCGTCACCGGCGCCTACGTCTGGGTGCTCGAGGACTGCAAGTTCGGGACGACGGGCTGGTCAGTCGCGCGCGACGGCGGCCTCGCCGCGCACTCGGTCGACTTCGAGTGTCTCGACGTGGTAGACAACACGACTGGCGCGTCGCTGTAGACGCTGTAGGGCTCGATGGACATCCTTAAGCACAGCAAGGTCGGACCGGTCCCTTCGAAGGCTCCTGTCGAAAAGGAGCTCACACCAAAGGAGCGCGAAATCACGATCCAGTACGAGACTGACGACGGTCTCGAAGAGGGTATCGTCATCTCGCGTATCATGTCGGCCGAGGACCGGGTCAAGTTCGCGCGTACCCAGGCGCTCTTCGCTGGCGCCATTCCGTGGGCCTCGTACCCACCGAGCGAGCAAGGGCGCTTCCGTGCGCTCGCGACAATCCAGGTCCAGCTTCACGACGCGCCCGACTGGCTCGTGCCGGCCGTGACTGAGGATGACGACCTCCTGTACACGCTCGCCAACCTGTGCGAGGAGCACGAGGCGAGCTACTTTCGCCGAGATGTGGGACAGAGCGAGGGCGATTCGGGCAAGAACCGACTGGTCCTGGTTGAGTTTACTGCTACCGGACATGACACTGAGTGAAGCCGAGGTGATGCTTGGGGAGGGACACCCCCTGGTCGAGGAGAAGATGCTGTTGAGCATGAGCGACCGGGACTGGGGGGCCGTAGAACTCGCTGAGAGGACCTCGCGCGAGGACGTTAACCCACATGTCGCCGCAGCCCAGAAGCGCATCCTGCGTAAAGCCAGGGAGCGTATGAAGGCGCAGGTCGAGGCGCAGCGTAAGGCCAAGTTGCAGGGCCTGAAGCGGGGGGTGTGATGTCCAAAGACAACGACGTCAAAATCCGCTTAATGGTCGATGGTGTAGACCTGTCCCCGAAGGCGCTCAGGGACCTCGAGTCCATCAAGAAGCAAGCGGTTGCTAAGGCAACCGCTCAAGCGGACGCTGTGAGACAGAGAAACAGGGATCGCGAATTGAGTGGTCCGCGGTCGATGTCGATTTCGCAGTACCCCAAGCCGAACTCAGATGATGCTGACAGGTTCTTTCTTCGTAAGCGTGCGCAAAGGGAACAGCGCGAGATTCGTGATAAGCAGCGCGAGGATCAGGCGACGCATCGGTCCATAATGTCTGAAAAAAAGGCATTGGACTCGGAGCAGCGACGTGCGGACAACGCTAGAGCGAGGCTCCATACCAGTTCGATGTCTGGTATCGAGAAGACGTTCGCGCAGATGCAGCGGAGCGCTCGCGCGGAAAACCGTCGAGAAGTTGGGGCATTTGGCGGTCGCGTAACCGCAGCCGCGTCAAGGCTCGCATCAATCAAGAGCGGGTCCGATGCCCTGTTCGCGAAGATGCAGCGCTTCAAGACGGAGTCGTCGGCCTCGGTTGATGCGTGGAATCCGCAGAACGACGCTATGTACCAAGCGATGTTGGCGAACGAGAAGGCGCGGAAAGGTCCGTCGGGAGGAGGCAGTGGCGGAGGTGGGCGTGTTCGAGTTGGCGGTGGAGGAGGTGGTCGAGGCCACTTCGGCGAACTTATCGGCGCCGGCTTCTTGACCCATGGCTCAGCCCAGGCCCTTGGTCAAATCATCGGCGGGACCACGCTCGGCACCCCATTCAACGTCGCCGGCAATATGCTCACAACGGCGTCACACGCGATGTTGTCGACGCGTATGATGTCGTCGCTTATGAGGAGGGGTCCGAGTGGTGGGCAGATTGCGGCAAATGCTGCAGGTGGTGCGGTTATGGGCGCAACGACTGGCGCTATGATGGGTGGCGGCTTGTGGGGCGCTGTGGGGCTTGGTCTTCTTGGCGCAGCATCTTCCGCTGCAGGTGGAATGCTTGAGTCGCGCGCGGGCACTCGTGACGCGGCCGTCGCGATCCAACAGAACTACGCGTTGGCTCGAAGTATTGGAAACGGGAACCTCCCAGGAATTGGAGGCCTGAATCGAGGTAAGGCGTTTGCTGAGCTGGGCTGGGGGCCTGAGCAAGCGTCAGCCTTTACCGTGCAGTCTGCCCGATTGGGTGGGGCAAACGCGTCCTTCGAAGCCCTGTGGCGCGAAGCCCTAATGGAAGCGTCTGGCGTAGGTATCGGTGGTGCGCAACGTGCCCGTGGGATGGGGTACTATGCACAAGGCGGCAGGTCTGGCGCCAATGCCCTCTCGTCCTGGTCAATCCAGAGTGCAGTGGGCCAAGGTCTCAAGGGAGATGCGGCGACCCAGTACCTATCTGACATCGCCGAGAACATCTCCTCCATCGTCAGAGGTGGTCTTCAGCCGAACATGGGTGCTACCCAATCCTTCCTGGCCATGGCTTCGGCGATGGGCGGGCCGCTTGCCGGGTCGATGGGTGTTGGCGCCATGAGCGCCATGCAGTCAGGGTCCTTGGCGTACGCAGGTGGGTTCAGGGGGCAGTTCTCGGGGATTGCTGACGCTCTCGACTTGGCCGCCGCGGCTCGTGGTGGAGGAAGCATCACCGATATCCTCGAGAGACTCGAGTCTCGCGCCGCCACGCCCGGCACTACGTTGGCCGAGTACAAGTCTGTGGGTGGTGTAGCTGGGGAGCTTGCGACCATCGCTAGGTCTCAGTCCGTGGCGCAAGGGCGTTCCCTGTGGGAGTATCAACCTGGAGTAGACTGGTACACTACAGGAGAACCGGCCCCACTAATAAGTGAGGCAGCAAAAATCGCGGCAAGGAGTGATTTCTTCAAGGCCCAGACCGTGGTCGGTGAGAGCCAAGACAAGGTCCTGGAGATGGAACGCGCCGCTGGTATGTTCTGGCAGGCGGGCGTTCAGACACTCGAAGGCATATTGTCTAAGTGGTTCGGTAGATGAAAGCCCGCCACGCCCATAGCTTCCCACCAAAGCTCGCCCGTGCTGGGATGCCTCGCGTGGAGTTCCATGGCTTCACAAAGGCCGCGACGTCTGACCCGGTCGATGTGAACAAGACCGCGGGCCGATCGACCATCAACGGCTGGATGGACGTCACAAACTTCGTGCGCTCGGTCCGGTGGCGTCAGTCCGTCACGCGACCATGGGAATCCATCACCCTCCAGTTGGCCGTGCCTCGCCGGTACTGGTTCCAGTTCTTCCCGGGCCTCACCCAAGGCCTGCGTTCTCACGGCGCACCGGGCGAGTGCGACGATCCAAAAACCGCGTACCTGCGCCAGCCCACAGCCGGGTTCTGGGTCGTGGTGCGTATGCCTCGCGGTACCGCGTCAGATGCTGCGGGGGGCGCGGCCGAAGCGTGGGGACACGTCACGAGCCTTAGTTACGGCATCACGATGGGTCCCGACGGGATGCCTAACGAGATGACCGTGTCCATCCAGACAGAGTCTTGGCTCGAGATGCTTGGACGATCACGGCTCGCCCTCAAAATTGGGAGCGAGGGCTTCACGCTCCGCGGGTTCCTTGAGCCCCTCGGCAAATGGCTGCAGGACTGGACGGGCATCCTTCAGGGCGCGCTTAGCGAGAAGTACCCAGGCCGACTGCTCGCGAAGACCTTCAAGCGTTTGGCGCAGATCCAGGTGCCTGAAACGCTCGTCAAGAACCTGACCTTCGGCGGGGACCCGCGCGACGAAAACGCCGCCGGCGCCATCAAGATCATCGCGACCGAGTCCGACGCTGAGAAGTGGGCGCCGATACGCGCGCCACAGCAGTCTGAACCGCGCGGGTGGGATATTAACGTCGCGGGCTCCGCTCTTCCCAGGTGCTCCATCCTCGAGTACCTGTACTCGATCGTTGGAGCCGACCCGAATATCGTCGAGTTCTTCCCGTCGCTTGAGTACCAGCCGGCCGTCGACCCATGCACCGAGGCTGGCGCGAAGCCTGCGGCGTGGCCCGACCCCATGATCCGGGCGCTCGGTGGCTCATGCCCCGTGCTCATCCACCGCATCAGGCCGTTCCTCGTCGACAACATCGATAGCGCCAACGCCACAATCGCACGCTCACACGGCAACACCGAGATCCCGTCCGCGGGCCTAGAGAAAACGGCCAGCGAGCAACTCGGGATCTACCAGAGTAGCGGCCCGTCGCGCAGGATTCGGCGCGCTCACGACAAGTCGAGGGACTGGTACACGGTGCGCGAGAACGAGGTCATCTCGCTCAACCCGACGTGGTCCGATCTAAACCGCGTCAACTACGTGACCTGCAAACCCGGATCGATGATGCTTCCGGCGTTGCAGATGGAAGGCGTTCTCGGCGTCCCAGTCGGCGCGCCAGCCGAGTGGCGGGCGCACGGTATGCGCCCATACGATGTCGACTGGCCCTGGTTTCCAGCGATCATCGAGAACAACGAAGACGAACTCGCAGACCTCACGAAGGAAATTCTCTCCCTGTCCGAGCTCGGTTTTGCCCTGCTGGCCGGCCAGGAAGCGTACTCGACTGGTTCGATGCGCATGCGCTTTCGCCCCTGGATGAAGGCCGGGCATTGGATGTTCGCGCACCTCGATCGACTTGACACAACGTCGTACAAGTCCGACGGGGTATCAAGCGGCGAGAACTGGCCGCGATTTGACTGTTATATTGAAGCTATTACGCATGAAGTCTCTGTACTTTCGGTGCTTGGCGGGTTATTTCAGAACGATGACTCCGAGATTATCGCAACAACCACGGTCGAGTTCTCACGCGGCGCCTTCGACATGCCCGTATACCCGCGCGCCGCCGCGTGGAGAAACGAGGGGGAGATCCAAGGTGCGATCGACAAGGCGGCGAAGGCGTACAAGGAGACAGGGCAGGTTGGGGACGAAGAGGGTGGCGAAGAGGCTACTGGCAAGACCGCTGCGCTCAACGCCAAGTACGGGGATCCGCTCGGCGGGAAGCCTGCGGTCCACGGCGCAGGTGACCTCATCGAGCCGGACGCCGCGTGGTACGCGGCCAACATCATCACGAAGTCCTTCGACGTTTCCGGGAAGTCGTACAAGATCACACTTCACAAGGACGTGATCGATGACTTCATCGCACGGTTCAAGCAGGCGTGCCTCGCTACAGGGTATAGACCCACGAGCATCGTCGGCTATCGATCTCGGTACAAGCGGGTCGCTGGCGGTGGGTCGTCGTCCGAACTTTCGCTTCACACCTGGGGTGTAGCCGTCGACATTGACAGTTACCGCAACGGTCGCGCAAGCACGAAGGATGCAGCGCTCGCGAAGTCGTTCATGCACACTAAGTACAAGGACTTCCCGTCGTACTTCAAGGCGTCTCTGGGCGCCACGGGCGCTTGGTTCTGGGGAGGGGACTGGAACGATAAGACCTTGCCGGGCGGAGAGGTCAAATCCAACTGTGATCCCATGCACTTCCAAAAGAACCCGTGAGGCCACCATGCAAGCATTGACACGAGGGCATGACTGGAAGGACAAGTCGCGGGGCGTGAGGTTCTGCTATGTCATCAGCACGTACCTTGAATCCGGTGTCCCGGTCTGTGACGTCGTCGACGAGTTCGGGTGCATGTGGTTCAAGTGCAATATCCGTGGGGAGGGCGCGGACGGCGACTCGTACACGTACAAACCGCCAACGCTCAAGACGATCGACCCGGCGAGCTTCGACTATAACGCGCTCCTGCAGCAGCCCAAGGCGCTGCTCCTGCTCATGGACGGAAGCGACCCACCCAAGGCAATCGTCGCGGGTGGATTCCTCTCTACGCAGGCCGCGATCAAGTTCGACGGGGGAACGAAGACTGAGCCGCCCGACGCGAAGACGAGTGCGCCCAAGCTCGCGAGCGTGTCCGACAAGATCGACCACCACGCGGGCGCTGAGATTCGTATGCTCGGGTCGGGTGGCGTAGTCATCGAGCATCGCGAAGTCGACGGTCCTGTGCGCATCGAGCTCAAGGCCGGCGCTTCGGTGCGTACCGCGTACGACGGTGGGGAGGCGGCCGACAACCTCTCTACGGCTGGCGCGGTTCGAGATGCCATCGCAGCGCTGACCGAGAAGTACAACGCGCTGGTCAGTGCGGTGAACGCATTTGCCGACGGCGCCTCGGCAGCAACAGGAGACCCGGTCAAGATCAGTGGGGCCGCTACAGCACTGGCCAATCTGAAGCTCGGGACGCATACTGCCCCCACGCGCGAGGCCTTGGCCTCGGTCGCCTACGAAGTCCCTCCGGACACGCTCGCGGGGTAGTCCATGGCCGACGTTAGGTGCAAGAAGAACCAGAAGCACGCGACCAAGAAGAAGGTCAAGCGCAAGACCGTCGCCCGCAAGCCCGCTCCGCCGAACAAGGACATGAGCGTCGACCGCGACTCAGTGCGCATCGACTACATCCTCGAGGTCTGGAAGGGCAACAAGGTCATCCGCGCCATCCCGCTACCCATGCAGCCCGCGAACTTCACACTTCGCCTGTTCCCAGCAACAGCCATCCGCATGACGCTCGGTATGGAGGCCATTCGAGACCCGGTATACTTCCGTCGGTGCGCGATTCATTGTTCGGGGCGCTCGGGCGTTCAGGCGCGCCTCGGGTATGGGGAGAAGGGTACAGCAGGGGCACTCGATTCGTTCGCCGGCCCGCGCCATGTCGAGAACGTGGACGCATTTCTCAAGGAGTACCAAAAGGAAGTCACGGAGTCCGGTGCCCACCGTATGCCGTCCTTCGGATCTCGAGCGCCAGTAGAGAGCCGGCTTAGGCTCGCGCTCCTGGTCTTCGGGGATTTCCTTCCGGACACGCAACCATCCAACGAAGACCTCGCAGCGGGGGGTAGGGGCATCGAGGTCAATACAGGCCTCGGACATCACTGGTTCGTTGAGGTGCAGTCATGGATCTTCTCGAAGGACAGATCCTTCTCACCATACGAGTACCAGTGGTCGCTCGACCTCGCCGGATACCAGCCCGTAAAGCGTGACGCACAGCGCGGATGGGCCGAATTCTCGTTCAAACGCGTCGAGTCGGACGATGAGTGGTCTGGCCCCACCCAGGGCGCCAAGGACATCTTGGACCTCGACCCGAAACGCTGGCAACACTACGACACCTTGCTGCGCGACATCACCGCGGCCAAGGCTCCCATCACGCGCTACGCCGACGCCATGTCGAAGGGCCTCATCACGATAGCGAAGCTCCCGGCGCAGGTCCTGGCCGAGATGGTCGCCACGTCGCGTCAGCTTTACGCCACCGTCCACAGGGCCTACGTCGCGCTGAGGTACGACTTCGTCACGGGGACCGTGTCCCAGTCCGCCATGCTCGTCAACTCGCTCGTTGACCTGACGCAACTGCTCGGCATCACCCACACATGGCACCTCGACTGCACGACACTGTTCGGCAACTCCCCTGCCGTCCCGATCGCACAAAAACCCCTCCTGTTGGCCGCGGCCGAATCGAGCGAGTGGGGTCAGGCATCAGGCGTACCGCTTACGCAAGCGCCAGAAGGCCAATCGCTCAGCGTCTACGTCGTCAAGCCCGGCGACTCGCTCCAGAGCATCGCACTGACGCTGCTCGGCGACGCGAACCTGTGGACCCAGATCGCTGACCTCAACAACATGCCGGACGCCACGCACTTCCCCTCCGGTCAACCAATGATCCCCGGGTCAATGCTGACGGTGCCCCAGAGTTTCTATTCACCGGCCACTGATGGGTGGGGCTCAGACCTCCTGGTTGACGACGAGACGGGCGATCTTGTCGCAAGCAAGGGCTCGGTAGTCTATGACGATATCGTGCTTGTGAGAGGCCCCCAGAACCTCGAGCAGGCACTGCGCATAAGGGTGCGAACCATCGCTGGTGACGTGCCGCAGTTCCCGGACTTCGGACTCCCTTCCGTCATCGGAAAAGCCGTTAGGCAGGGCGCGATGGTCAAGACCGCGGACGACATCGTGGCGCAGGTCGAGCGCGACGACCGCGTAGTCGGTGTCTCAAGCCTCGAAGTGTCCGATCTCGGTGACGCACTCGTCGCCGAGCTTGTCGTGCAGACCATCGCCGGGGACTCGGTAGGGGTAGCGGCTCCGCTCGGTACGGTGTAGAGTCTTCAAGGCTCCATCCTGCAGGAGGACGGCCGAGCGATGTCGATCTTCACCCCACGCACGACAGACGAAATCCTCCAGGCCCTAATGGCGCGCGTTCAGGCGCGCACGGGGCTCGACGACGTCCGTGAGTCCGGGCAGTTGCTCCAGATACTGGCATCCATCTCCGAAGAGTTCTCGACCATCGACTACCGGCTCCAGGTGATGATCAACGCGTTCGCGTTCGACGAGAGTTTGGACGGCAAAGACCTCGACGACAGAGCGGCGCAGCTTCCGGGCATTAGCCCGCCGGCACGGCTCCCACCGTCAGCCGCGACCGGGAACGTGCTCAAGGTCTTCCGTGGCGGTGACACGGCGGTCCCGATGCTACTGCCCTCCGGGTCGCTCTTCGGCCGAAACGACGGCGTGAACGTGACGTACCGGACGACAGCAGACCACACGTTCGGTGTCGGTATTGATATGATTTACCCAGTCGAACTCATTGCGACGTCGACCGGGCTGGACGGCAATTGCGAGCCCGACGCCATCACGACCATCGTCTCGGCACCGAAGGATGTCATCGCTGCGACAAACGTTGACCCGCTCAACAACGGCATGCCGTCCGAGAGCGACGCACTCTTCCGGGCGCGCTGCCTGTTGTACCTCGGCTCACTCTCGGGATGTCAGCCGCTCGCACTCCAGTACGCGGCGCTGTCGTTCCTGTCGACCGGAGGGCAGCGCGTTCGGTACGCGCGCATCTTCGAGGACCCGATCCGCAAGGGCTACTCCGAACTCGTCGTGGACGACGGGTCAGGGCTCGCAGGATCGTCGAAGGCCGGCACGGCGACACAGGGTTTTGTGCCTGCGTCGGGTGTCAAGGTGCTCTGGCACGAGGCCCCGGCGACGGCACCCATCGCCAAGGTGCGGCTCGACGAACTCGATCCGTTCGGGATGATCGTCTCGACGAAGACCTACAACGCCTCAGCGCCGAAGAAGACGGTGTTCACGTCCTTGCCTGAGCGCGGGGTCGTGTTCTTCCCGCCGGGTGAGTTGACTCCGGGTTGGCGGTGGACCATCGAGGACTACGACGTGTTCGTTGGCCTCATCCAGGAGTTGCAGAAGTTCCTTGATGGCGACCCGTCAGACCCAACAACGACGCCAGGAAAGGTCGCGGCCGGCACTTCGGTACGTGTGGTGCCGCCGACCGTTGACACGATCGGGATGGCGCTCGCTATCACGCCATACGAAGGCATCTCGTACGACGCGGTGGCCGCGACGGCCATCACGAATGCGGTGAACTTCTGCGCGGGCCTCGGGCCAGGCGAGACGTTCTACGTCTCGCAGCTTGAGTGCTACCTGCTCGACATGGATCCGACGCGCCTCAAGTCGGTGATGGCCTTCAAGTGGACGGGCGGGTTCACGCTCGCGGACCTTGTCAGACTCGAGGACATCAACCCGATCGACCTGCGCCATGTGTTCAGGACGACGTCCACCAAGATCAAGACGATCCAGGGAGCGTAGCCGTGGAAGAACGCGTCAACATGATCGACAACCAGCGGGTGGACAAGTCCGACCTACCGGACATCGGCAACCTCCCGCTCAACTACACAAAGCGCCTCCTTGGCGCCCTGATGGGCGGACAGGGCGGAGGGTGCCTGAGCCCGTTCGGCACCGATGTCAACGCCCTAGCAAAGCTCGTGCTCATCGGCCCGTTCGCGTTCTACTGGGCAGAGAAGGGCGTCAACGACCTGTCGGGCGCGGGGTCTGTGACCTGGGGGGGCGAGATCGTCGAGCACGATCCGCTGTCGAACAAGAACGACCCGCTCGATTCGCAGATCGACTACTCGGCAGCACACACCGCGGCCACCACGGCGATTATTGACAATGTTGTGCCCCCAGGGACGGCGGACGCGTTCCCGTACCTGTGGGTGCAGCCATGGTCGGTCGCTGAGGACCACGCGACACGTCGGTACTGGGACACGGTCAGTGGCTCCGAGGACGGGAAGCTCGTCTGGACCCGCCAACGTCGCCGAGTGCGCTTCATTCTCGCGGACGCAGCGCCAGTGGACAGTACGACCTGGGCTCCCGTCGGACGCGTTATTGAATGGCAGGGCACGGTTCCTGGCAACGCGGGCGACCCGCTCATCATGCCATTCTCGGTCTGGGACCGGGCGGCGTTTCCGTTGGACTCTGATGCTCCGGCACCAGACGCGACCCACACGTCTCGCGTGTCGAACTCGCTCTTCGGCCTCGTGGGAACGGCGGACAGCGAGGACTTGGGGCTTGTTCGATTGCTCCAGAAGATCCGAAAGCAACTCTGGCGTATCAACGACGACACTGATGACTGGGACGCCATCCCGGCGAGCGATATCAAGACGCTCGATGCAGCGAAAACGGACCACGAGGCGCGAATCGCGCACCTCGAAACCCATCCGTATATGATGCTCGGCGCCGTCCAGGCAACATGGGACGGTGCTACGTATCAGATCGTATCGGAAATCAACAACGTACCCGGTTCGATTGCTACGTTTACGGTCACCCCAAACGTAATGTTTGGAGGAACCCCATGGACTGTTATTGACTTCTCGCCCGTCATGTTTGTGGACAACAAGGCGTTTTTCCAAATAGCTGACGTCTCCGGTTTCACTGGTGCCGTCATCACTGTTGTGGTCGATAAGGTCCAGACTGGACCAGGATCATGGAGGGTACGTGTCACGGTCGGTGGCGTCGATCAGACTCCAGACTTCATCTTCACGCTGTTTGGGGAGTAGCCATGTCGATAACCGCCTACGCATCCGCCGAGCCCGCCCCGACCGCGAACCAGTGGGACCATCTCATTGACCAGAGCAACGGCGACGTATTCCCGCCTGTGGCTCCGACGCTGACGTTTTACGGCGACGTCATCGACACTATCAACGGCGCAGGGCCGTTCTCGTACAAATGGTCCATCATCTCGAAGCCGTATGGGTCAGCGGCAAGTCTCGTCAACGACACGCTGCAGGACGTTGAACTCACCGGTATCGACCTCGAAGGCAATTACGTCCTGTTCCTTGTTGTAACGAACACAGCCTCGACTGAGGTCAGTGAAGGCAGCTACGTGGTCGCTCCAAACTCTGCGCGTTCGCACCTTCGCGTCAGAACCACGAAACACGGCCTCGAGAAGAACGCCCCGGTCGAGCGCAACGTCTACAAGCGCCCGATCAACTCCGGCGGCGACACGTTACGCAACGTCCACGACATCGTGGACGCGTTCGAGAACCACACAATCGAGGACGACCACAACACCGTGGCCACGGGCGCCGACCTTGACGAACTCGTAGGCGGCGGGATGACCGCGCTTCACCAGCACGCAGGCCTGTCGGTCACGCCCGCGACCGAGATCGATCTCGGCACAGTGATGCTTGAGGATGCGCCGGTCGACCCGCTCCATCCGAAGGTCATCAACCAAGAGCGCCTCATCTTCCAGGGCGGGTCTGCTGGCACGATGACGAGTCGCGGCTTCAAGCCCGGCATCATCGAACCTCCGGTCTCGACCGTGGCGCAGGCGTGTTGGTGGGTGCGCGTCCCGGAGGACGTCACCGTTGATCTTATCGAGGTTGGCCTCGAGGATGGTGGTGGTGTTCCTGGTGACTACCAATTCGCCCCCATATACACGGCGACTGTCAATGGCGTGGAGGCCAACACTTGGTTCCAACTCCTCGACACGGACGCGGTCTGGCGCAGGATGCAGATCCTGTGGGACGACGCTGGCGCTCACGCGTCGTCAGTCGCCCATGGCCCGCTCCAACTTCGCTTGAAAGGCGATAACACCGCACCGACCTACAAGCCTTGGGAAGTGACCGGCGGCTGGTACATTGGCATCCAGTGCATCGCAGCGCCGGCCGAACCGGGCGGTGGGCTCCACATTTCGATCCACGCGCGCAGGAAGGTGTAGCCCATGAGCGGACGCATCAGGCAGTTCTACGAGTCGGACCTCACGGTCACCGCGTCGGCCGGTATGGCTGGGCTCAAGGGCCTGGGCGACGCCGCGGGGCCTGTCGTCGTCAGGATCGTTGACAACCCATCATCGGGCCTCGAGGTCGTTCGGCTCGCCAGCGCAACGACCGCAGAGGAGGTCGACGGCGTGCTCGGGCTCCTGTGGATCGGAGTTGATGGGTCCAGTACTCCCGCAGACACCGATAATGTGTACGTCAAGCACTTCGGGATCATGGAGGGCGTCCCGTGGGCAGGGGCTCCAGACCCTGTCGCGGGCGACACACTCTACGTCACCGACGCTGGCCGCCTGCATGTCGTTCCGGGCACTAACGTCAGGCGCGTTGGGGAGGTTCTCTACAGCGACGGCGGTGGCTCTCGGACGATGACCGTGCTCTTCAACGGCTTATCGAACCCGGATGGTCTCACGGACTCGGCGCCAGCGGATGCTGCGTACCTCACGATGGGCGCATACGCGAGTTTGCCGGCAAGCAAGGATGTCAGCGGCACGACAGCGACGACGGACATGGGGGCAACCGTAGCCTTCCAACGACGACAAGACGCGTCGCCCGCAGCCATGTTGGACGTGCTCGATCTCGCGCACCGCACCGCGACGGTTGCTGGTGGCGTTGGCATCGGTGTTCGGCAGAACTTCTGGACCAACAACGGAACGGCCGACACGCTCGTGAAAGCCGCAATGATCGACGCTATTCTGTCTGACGTTACGCCAGGGTCCGAGAAGGGACTGCTTCAGTTCTACGTCAAGACAAGCGGATCTGCGACACCACAACTCGCCCTGAAATTCACCGACTTGCTCGACGCTGTTTGCTACGGCGGCCTCTCCGTGCTTGGGACGGGGACCTTTCAGACGATCCTGGTTCACAAAGATGGACAACTCGCTGAAGTAACGCTTGATGACGGTGTCAACACGGCCCTTTCGGCTGCTGGTAGCGGGACGTTCCGTTACAACGACACGGCGAAGAAGCTGCAGGCGAGCGAGAACGGCGGCGATTACTCGGACCTCATCGCCGGCACAACCATTACGAACGGCAGCGGCCAGACCGTGGACGCGGTAACAGGCAACATCATCACACGCACGGTCGCGATCAACGGCGCAGAGACCGTCATGGTCGACGTCGCTGGCACGAAGAGTGACTATTCCAAGGCGTTCGGGTACTCGTTGCGCGCTACGTTCAAACGCGCCGCAGGTGCCGCTTCACAGGTCGGTGCGACGGTCGTTGTTGTGCAACACGAGGACGACGCAGCGGCCGATTGCAACATCGTGCTCAGCGGCAATGACGCCATCGTGCAAGTGACTGGTGTCGCTGGTGATACGATCAACTGGAGCGCGACCATGCGCGTGCTGCGGGTGTAGCGATGACGAAGCTCTTCCTCAAGTCGTCTTCCAGTGCAACGGGTCCTGACGCACCACTTCCGGCGGCCGATGGTGGCTCGGGCGGTACCGTCGTTCCAAGCCAAATCCTGCACGGCGTGCCGCGCAACCCGCTCACGGACGCTCTCCTGCTCACCGTCTCGTACAACGCCATCGCCAAGCAGTTCACGTTGACGCCGACAGAATCCACGTTCGACATCTGGGTACTCGGCACGAAGTACACGTTTACCGACGCGCAAACGACCACGGCGCATGCTGCGACGACTGGACCGTACTTTTGCTACGTCGATTCAACTGGGGCGATTCAGGTCTCGGGCACCGCGTGGGACATTGGTATCCATGTCCCGATAGCGTTCGCGTACTACAACGCCTCGCTCGGCGCAGCCATCGTCATCAACGAGTGTCACCACGCCGACGGACGCGACCGATTCATGCATGCGTACCTGCACCACACCTACGGAGCGCAACTTTCGTCTGGATGCACTCTCGGTGATTACCTGCTCGACACGAACACCGACGCCTCGATGCGTTTTTCCGTGTCTCCAGGCGTCATTCGCGACGAGGACTTGCCGTGCAGCACAGCAGCAGTCGTGGCGGCCGGTCCATACCTACTGCTCGAGCGAAGCGATACCGACGCGTCCAACACCTGGACGTGGTCGATCCTTTCGAGCGCGACCGACCCGTTTGTCAAGGGCACGACGTACCCGTACTACAACCAGAACAACGTGGGCACTTGGCAGCGCACCGAGATGGCATCAAGCAACTTCTTCAACATGTGGGTGGTAGGTATCCCGATCGACGGCTCGGTTCAGATCGCGCTCGTCATGGGCCAAGGCACCCACGCATCACAATCCGCTGCTGAGTCTGCGACGCCACCCGACATGTCGCTCATTTCAGAGCGCGTGTACCTGTACCGATTGACGTTCCGGTGTCACGCCAGTTACGGAACAACAGCCAAGACGCGCCTCATGAGCGTCGCCGCGCTATCGGCACTGACGCGACAGACCGCTCCCACGCTTCAAACGATTCCGGCGACGCAAGTTACGACGGGCTGGCAGGACATGGTCCTGGTAACGACGACGCTGAACAACGACGCGTCGACTGCGGTCAACTTCGCATACGCGATGTCCGACGGGGTCACTTACACGCTCGCGAACCCGACGAACCTGAGCGACGGCAAGACGTACCGGTTTCTGTTCTACCAGGGTGGCGCATCTGGCACAGGGGCGCTGTCTTCGTCCTATGGGTCAGTGTTCGCGTTTCCAAACGGAGCGCGTCCCACGCCCGCCGTCGGCGCTGGCAAGATCAGCATCATCGAGGGCGTGTACCGGGCCGTGACCGGGAAAATCAACTGCACGATGGCCGTCGACTTCTCATAGGAGGCACCGGTGGCACATCTCGACATGGCATCACGCCGACAAGTCGGCATACCGCTGCTGTGGCTGTCCGCGCGCTACACACCTGGCGTCGATGGCGCGTCGATCTCTTCTGTCACGGACCTTGCAGCGAAAGTTTGGACGGGTGACGCGACGAAGCAGCCGGTCGCCAAGCGTGACATCGCCACGGTCAAGAACGCGCTGCGCTTCGACGGCATCAACGACTGCCTGTACCTCGGCGCGCAGGACTGGACCGCGTATAGCGCCCTCACAGTCTATGCGGTCATGAGCGCCGAGACGGCTACCAGCGTGATACTCGAAACGTCTGACAACATGAACTTCGCGGCCGGGTCTATAGGTCTCTTTCGGCGTATTTTGGTCGCTTATGACTCGGAAATTGCGTGTCATGGTAACGTTGGCTTGTCTACTCGGGTTACGTCGGCTGGCTACACAGGTTACACGGTCGATTGCGGCGTGGTGGACCTCGGTGCAAGCGCGGCGAACGAAGCGAAGATCTACGTCAACGGCGTAGCTGTCGCGAGTTCGGCTACCGTTACGAATGAGAATACAGGCACGTTCGGCAACCACGTCGTGAACCTCGGCAGTCGCAACAACGGGACAGCGTTCTGTTTTGCGGGTGATATCTGCGAGGTAATCGTCTTCGTTGGGGCTCACGACGCGACCACGGTCGCTGCTCTCACGGCGGAGCTGCGTCGGGAATGGGGGGTTTGATGGGCTCTCC